CAAGTGGGAGAATGCCACCACTACAAAGAAAGCAATCACAGAAGCCATTGCAGAGCGAGTGGATCATGTAGAAAAAGACCTCGGTATTATCCGTAGCATGGGATCAGAGTTTGAGGATAAGGGGATTGAGAAATACAAGGCAACCTTAGAATTATCAGATGCTATTGAGGTCATGAATCAGTATCAGAAGCAGAAAGAAGAGATTTTGCGCAGACAGGAAGAGGAAGCCAAAAGAAAAGCAGAAGAGGAAGCACGTAAGGCATCAGAGGCTGATTCTGTTATTGATACTCCGATGCAGGAAGCACCAGTTACGCAGACTGCACCGGAAGAAAAGTTTATAGAGCCGAAGCCAGTTAATA